CATCCTTGGGCGCAGCCTGGAAGAGGTTGGAGGAAAAGCCGACGAAGTTGCGCCAAGCACGCAAAAGTTTAACCAGGGACTAAGAGACGCTGCAAACAACACTGGCCCGCTCGTTGGCATTCTTAAAGACGCCGGGCTTCAAATGGAGGATTTGGCAAAGCTCAGCGTGGCGCAGCGCATGGTGCTTGTTGCCGAGGCAATCCGCAAAATTGAGCACCCCACAAAACAAGCGCACGCCGCCGTTGCTGCGTTTGGTTCAGAGGGCGTCAAAATGATCGCGGCGCTCGACCCCAAAAATCTGAACAGCGCAGCCGCTGCGATGGGTGCCCAAGCGCAAATCATGCAAGCCAACGCTGGCGTATTTGCTCGGATCATGCAGCTAATGGGCGCGCAGGGCTCAAGCCTCAACAGCCTAGCCGTTGCCGTTAAAGGCAAACTGCAAGGGCTCTTCACCGGCATTGCTGCGGGCGTCGCTCCGACGTTGCTGAAAATCATGGAGGCCAGTTCATCGGGAGGAATGAGCTTGGCTGAGTCTATTCGGCAGTTTTCGCCAGCGTTGGCTCCTTTGGCAGACTTGGTGCAAAAACTAGTCTCGCTCGACCTCGCGGGATTTGGGCAGCAACTCGGATTAGGCGCAGGCGCAATTATCAGCGCGCTCAAAAATGGCGACGCTTTGACGTTCATCAAAAACGGGCTCCAGATTGCGGCAATTCAGTTTCGGACTCTGCTCACTCAAGCTGTCGTCGGCATCGAAGCGTCCTTTAGAGAGCTAACCAACAAAGTTGATTTTGAAGCTCTTAAAGCACCGTTGCAGATGATGCTGTCCGGGGCGGGGGATATTTTGGCGGGCTCATTGCAACTAGGGCTTGCTCGCGCCATCGAAGAGTTTCAGTCGTTCAAAGACAGTTTTAAAATCTTTGAAGGAGGCACAGGCAACCTCTCTGAAAGTCTGAAATTTTTTGCCGATGGCTTTGAATCAATCGCCAACATCTTTGTCGGCACTATCAAAAGTGGAATTGCAACGGCGATTGCCAGCATCAAGGAAGGGCTTGGAGTTTTCGGAAAAGCCATTCCAAAAACGGTTTCGGTTGCGCTAGAAAAAAGCGGGCAAGCGGACATTGCCAAGGGCAAAGACGCATTGCTGGCGAGTGCGAAAAACGCTGGCGATGCGGTGACAACCGCAGTGGACAAAATCGCGCTTGGGTTTGACCCTAAAAAACTGACCGAGTCTGGCACGGCAAAAATTGAGCGTGGCAAGGGGGAACTAAAAACCGGCGCAGTTGACTTGAAGGATGCCGGTGGGATGATCGGCTCTCAGGTTGCATCGAATTTCCAACGCGCTGGCGCTGCGTTTGTTCAAGCCTCCGCAAAAGTTGGAGAGGCAGCCAAGCCGGATCTGGAAATGCTTTCTGATGCGCAAGCCTTTATTGCGCAAAAATCATTCGCAGATGCGCAAAAAACTCAAAAGGAGATGCAATCCAAGTTTGCAACTCCAGCGGCTACGCCACAAGACCTGACCAAACCCGCTAAAACCGCAGTCGCCGAACCAGTCGGCGCAATCGTCTCCTCCATGGCAAAAATTGGCGGTGACCAAGGCGCGGCACAAACTAGCGCAGTGGACTACGCACGCCAGCAGCTACAGGCGCAGCAACGCACGGCTGAAAATACCGCTCGGATGGTTGAAAAGTTGAACAAGCTGCAACCGGCATCTTCAATGACTGGCGCAATTTACCAATGAGCACTTTAATTCGCACAGAAACGGGCAAGGATGCCCGGGGGAACAAGTACCTGACCAATGTGTATCAGGACTTTGCCAGCATGACGCCAGACGCCAGCGCGACGAGTTTCACGCTGACGCAGGAGGACGGGGTTTACACGCTCACGGAGACGTTTACGGAAGAGGTTCCCGATCCCGGTGGTGGTGGCGGCGGGCAGGTTTACCCGGACATTTGGAGCCTCGACGTGTCGACGACGACTGAGCCGATGGAGTCTAATCCCTATTTCAAAAACGGGATGACTCTTCAGCAAATGTCGTGGTGGGCGGCATGGAAAGCAGGGAGGGACGCCGAAGATGGGAAGATTTATCCAACCGATGGCTTTCCCGGCACTGGCCCGTCTACAAATGCAGTTGTGCAGGCGCTTTACGAGCGGTTTAACCGAGGCGAAACTGACTACCTCGCACCACGGTGCGTCGTGAAGCATCAGAAAGTGTATTTGGTGCCGCCGTCGTTGGGTGGCGTTGGTTTTGCCGTCAACGACATCGCTGGGAATCCGTTTAACTTCCCGAACGATGTCAACTTTTTGGCAACGGGCGCAACGGCGGTGCAGGAAGGCAGCACCTTTCGCGTGACGCTTGAGTGGCTTGTCTCGAAGCCGAACAAGTGGGATGTCCTAATCTACGGGAGCTAATGGACTTACCCGACGTAAAAGCAGGCATGGCGATCCTGGCCGAGCACATTCAGCGGCTGAACGCTGCCATCAAGCAGGTGCGACTCCGCCCAGGCGTGGGGTATCTGCTTAAAGAAAGCTCTGGCGGCACGTCCATTGTCATCACTCCGCCTCAGCGCGCATCAGCCGGCGGCGGTGGAGGCTCAACGATTCCGTGCCCGTTCGAGGTCACCGACGTGTCTGATGAGGACGGGCTGAAAGTGCAAATCGCTTGGGGGCTGATTTGGCAACGGCTGCCGACTGGGATGTTTCCAGACAACGATCCTCCGTTGATTATGGACGTGACCGAAAACTGTTACGTCTACAGCAAAATCGTTTTTGATACCAACACGCTACTGCCAACAGGCGTGAGCTTTTCCATTGAAACTGCATTGATGGAAAACACGGACACGACGCAGTACAACCTTATCGCCACGGTGCTTGTGAGCACTGATCCCGAAGCGATTACGGAGATCCGCAACGTGTGCCAGCAACCTTTCCCGAGTCCGTGCTCGTTAGCGTGATATGTCGCTAAACACGTTCAACAAGCGAGCGCGGATTAATGTGAGCTTGCTTATCAGCGGCACCGGGCAGTTTTCGCCATTCGTTGGCGAAGAAAACGTGCCTGTGGATTGGACCATTGAGGGCACTGTTCGGCAGGGCGAATTTGTTGAGGAACTGACAGTTAAAGAGGAAACTTGTGGCGTCCCGCCAGGGTCGGAAAAGATGTTTCGCACTTTTGGCATCTTTCCGGGCAGCACTGGAAACACGTCTGGAAGCATTGCAACTGGACAGGTTCCGACTCAGCCAAACAGTCTTTTTAACCTCGAAAATCGTGGCTTGTGGATCGTCAACACGTCTCCAGTGTTGTCGCCGAATGGGTACGCAAATGATGCGCAGGTGATTGACGGTTACTATGTGGTCGCACAGCCGGAAGACGCTGGCATTGATGACCCGATTGAAATTGACCCGCCCATTGACGGACTCAGCCGCGTTTACCCTGGCGATTACGTCGTCACAAGTGGCACGGGAGCGGGATTGCAATGGCGATACGTTCCACAGATTCGGTATCCAAAACCGGATCGGACTTATTTTTGGACCCCGAACACAGGCCCAGAACTAGAGTCTGGCGGCATCGCGGACGGCGAGCTGGTGCTGCCGGGCACGGTGATGATCCCGCCGGCTGACTATTTCATCGAAAACCCAGCAGATTACATCGACGGGTTTTATTACTTTTCTGCCGGAAACGGCGTGCTTTTTCGTGGCGACGTTTGGTTGCCACTAACACCAAACCCGACCGTCTATCAGCCGGAAGAAGGCCCACCAGAGTTTTGGTTCGATTTATTGGCCTACGGAAGCACCGACCGCTACTTCAATTTGATGGAAGGCCATCACCGGCAAAAGCCGTTTGTGTTTGCCAACATTCCCGTCGACGACTCATCAACGCCCACTTACGACTACACCTTTGAGGGCCAGTCACAAGAAAGCGAGGGGCTTGTGTTTAGATGGCTTGTCCCCGGAAACGGCGTTGCAAACAACATGGTGCCAGCCGTCTCTTCAATTTACGATTTCGGAGACGCCTGGAGCAGGTTTCACAAGAACACTCGCGACTGGTTGACGCAGCGATTTGTCGGCATCAACGGCGCTGGGTTTACGCTTTCGACGACCGGCGAGGGCGGGCAAGACATCAAGACCATTGTGCTCGGAGTTGACGAATTTGTGGACGGAAACCAAACCGTGATTCAGCAGACCTACACGGACCCAGAAGGCACGACGTTAACCAACAGTTTCACGCTCACGCTTTCGGTGGTCGTTTCAATCGCATGATCCCACGCTGGCTTCTGGACAAGCGCGTCAAAACCTGCTTAGCTTGCCAGCAGAAAGCGACCTGCACGGCTCGCTTTGAGATCCTCGCTGAGGCTCCACGGTGCCCGCTGGGAAGGCTTCCGAGCAAAGCGGACGAGGTGGCCGCAAAAGCGTGGCCCGAGGGAGCACAACAGGTGAGCGGGTGCTGCGACTCGGCTCAAAATTACTTGTCCCGGCGGGCTTAGGTATAATGGTTGCTGTCCAAACATCCTCGACGATTCAAAGAGGGGCCGACTGGGATTTCTCCTTTCGGTTGCAAGAAGACGGCTTGTGCAGCCCATACGCTGACCTGACCGATTGGACGGTGACCCCGACGCTCAAAACCTCCGCAGGCGCATCGCTGACGACGCCAACCGTGGTTCGGCCTGACGCGGAAACAGTGTCGCTGCGGCTGACTCAGACTCAAACCGCTGCGCTCGCGGTGCAGTTTGGTGCGCAGCTTGTCGTCAACGTGCAGCGTCCAGACGGCTGGGACGAGCGACTCATCGAGGCCCGTGTAACTATTTCCTGACAATGAGCTGCAACTCTACCTGTGGACCTTTGGTCGTCACGTTGCTGACAGGCGCACCGGGCGTCGTCGGACCGGCTGGCCCGCAAGGGCCACAAGGCGTGCCTGGGGACTTTACAAGCATCACCGGCGACCTCTCGCTCGCAGAGGGCGAAACTGAAACCGTGGCGACCGTCGTCGGCATTCAGGGCCAGCCGGTTTCCGGCACTGATCCGACGGCCAACCAAATTTTCCAGTTCAACGGCACCTCGTGGGTGCCAGTCACTTTCTCAGCAGGCACTTACTAATCAGACACTATGGCATTCCCGATTCAACCTAAGCGCAATTCGACCGCAGGCAGTGCAACACCTCCCGCAGCCAGTGACCTTCTTCTGGGCGAACTTGCAGTCAACACGCAGTCCAAGAAAACCTTCCTCAAAGCGAACGGCGACGAGGTTGTGGAAGTGGGCTGGGATCGCATCCTGACCACTGACGCGGTTGAAACTGCCACCGCTGGCAAGGTCGTAAAGCTCACAAGTGGCGGGATCATCGCAGAGGCGCAGATCTCGGGGCTGAAATACAGCCAGATCGTGGACGCCACGCAGACAGCGGGAGCGGAAAACAAGATCCCGCTCACGGGCTCGGATGGCAAAATCCCGTCCGGCTTCCTGCCTGCCGCATCCGTTGGGGCGCTGACCTACAAAGGAGCCTGGACGGTCAACAGCTCGCCGGTAATCACCGCTACAACCGTGGACGGAGTTGCGCCCGCAAAAGGCGATTACTACGTCGCCGCTAACTCTGGAACCGTGGGCGGGCTTGGCAACAACATTACCCAGGTTCTCGCTGGCGACATCATCGCTTGGAACGGTGCGACGACAAACCCGAAGTGGGATCTCATTCACGGCGCTCGGAACGAAATTATCACCGTCAACAGCAAGGGGCCCACTAACGGAGATGTCACGCTGACAAGTTCCGACGTGGGCGCGATCCCGACCACTGACGCAGTGCTGACCGCCACCGCTGGGAAGGTCGTCAAACTCGACTCGAACGGCAAGGTGTCTGACGCGCAGTTGAACGTCGCGAGCACGACGCAGCTGGGCGTCATCAGCGTGGACAACGCTTCGTCCAACGGGTTTCAGGTTTCGGTCGCCGGTGCCGCCAAGATCATTCCAGGCACATCCACGATTGTTGGCGGTGTGAAGTCGTCGGACTCCATCAATATTGCGCTCGACGGCACCGCGACTGTAGCGTCCGCAGGCACTTACTAAGCCATGGCGTTCCCGATTATCCCAAAACGCAGAAGCGGCGCACCCGGCAATCCAACGTCGCTGGAACTGGGCGAACTCGCCGTCAACACAGCAGACGGCGAGCTTTACCTAGGCGGCGACGGCGGCGTCATGCTGCTCAACGGACCCGTGGCCGCAGGCACGACGGTGACCGAGCATACGGGCGACGGGACTACCGTAGCGTTCACGTTTTCGGGATACAACGGAACGGCAGACGGCGGGTACATCGTGAGCGTTGGCGGCATCGACCAGCCGCCCAGCAAGTATTCGATCTCGTCCACCGCAGGCGGGACCATCACGTTTGTGGAGGCTCCCGTGGACGGTGAGTTGATCTCCATCCGCGCAATCGTTGCAGGCTCTGGTGGCGAGGGTGCAAATGCGACATCGCTGCAAGGACGTCCAATTTTGGATTCCCCTCCAGATGACCGAATGAGCCTCACTTGGTTAAATGACCAATGGATGCCAAGTTTCACGAGTGAAATTGGAGGCTTTTCATTGGCTCATCCTTTTGAGCCAACAAATAACGAATTGTTGCAATGGGACGCCAATGCTGAGGTGTGGAGGCCAAATAACAACACATTGTTTGGGCGAAATCCAAGCGGGACAATTGACAGCGTTGCTATAGGGGCAGGCGTTGCAACAGACATAAAATCCGTCAGTATTGGTTACAGTTCAAAATCTTACAACAACGGTGTTGCTATTGGTCAAACTGCGGAAGCATCTCCAAATGACATTGGAGGTTTGGCATCCATATCCATTGGACCTTTTGCAAAGGCTAATTACGGCGGGATAGCAATAGGTAGCGGGGCTGAATCTATTGGCGAACTATCCATTTCTTGCGCTAATGCAACAACAAATGCGCCTACAGACGCAACCACTGTTGTAGATTGGTTGACGATTACAATCAATGGCACTGGATATTTTCTTCCTCTTTACCAATAATTTATGCCGCTCAATTCTCCAATTTTGACCGGCGACGTGTCCGGCGGACTGCACACGACGAGTGTGGACAAACTTAAAGGCCAGCCGGTGGCAGCCGTTACTCCTCGCGACGGGGAAGTCCTGACGTGGAATGGTGAAAGCTGGGTGCCCGGTGCGCCCGCGAATGGCGGATCAGGCGGTGGCGGGGTTGCTTTCTACTTCAACGGCGCAACCGCTGCACAGTCTCCCACAACGGGCCTGCCGGGCACACCCGTTGAGCTTGGCCGCGTAGCAGACACGGCGCTGACGACCATCACGTCCGGCACGCTTTCGGAAGTGGACTACACGCTTATTAAAGGATTTGTGTCCGATGTGCTCGATCCTGGCACTACCACGATTCCAGCGGGCCTTTTCGATTTCAACCTGTGGGCAGCGTCAAACGCAAGCCAGTCGCACCAAACCATCTTTAGGCTGCAAATATTCAAATACGATGGCGCAAACGCACCCACGCTACTGGCGACCTCGGATGACGTTTCGATATACGATCCAACCGTCCCCGCGCAGTACATTGCGAGCGTGGTGATTCCGCAGACGACGCTCCTTGCGACTGATCGCATCTATATCGAGGTGCAGGCCAAGGCCACCGCAAACAACCGCACGATCACGATTTACACCGGCGACGCAAAGCCAAGCCACGTCCACACTACCATTCCTTCCGTGACAGGGACGGGGTTGGTCAAGGTAGTCAGTTCGGTAATTCAGAGTCCGGCAAGCCTGCTGGTGGACGCCGACGTGGACGCCAATGCTGCTATTGCGCAAAGCAAGATTGACGGGCTGACCACAGCACTGGCAAACGTGCCGACGCCGGGGGCTTACGTGGAGTTCTTCGAGCAGTTTATGGGGACGACCTCATTGACTGGAAACCTTGCATTTGGCGTCAGCACTGGCGCAACAAACTCGCAAGCCAATTCTGGTTTTGGGATCGTGGCGATGTCCACTGGGACAAACATCAGTGCAAACTCGCAAAGCCGACTTAATCAGGCTGCAAACGCTATTTTGGTCGGCAATTCTGCGGCGCGTGTAATCTTTCGAGTCGGTCAGAGCGGGACTACATGGTTTGACGCTACGCTGACGGGCGCTTTCCGCTGCGGCTGGGGAGATTCAATCACCGGCGAATCGGCAAACGGAATTTATTTCCGTGTCCAAAACGGACAAGCGATTGACTTTGTGACGCGCGCAGGCAACTCGGAAACTTTGACATCAACGGGTGTTTCCTTTGCTGCAAACACGTTTCGCGCGTTAGAAATTCTCATCAACGCAGCCGGGACACAAGTGGTTGCCAAAATCGACGGCAACACGGTTGCCACGCATACAACCAACATCCCGACGGCTCGAATCTTTTTCTTCGCTCACATAAATCGCACGGCGGCAGTCGGAACGGCGGTGGTTGCAAACATCGACTTCGTGTATTCGCGCATTACGCCAAACACGCCTTATTTCGCATGACCCAACTGCTCGACCTAATAGCTCAACAGGCAGCCGCGCAGGGGCTCTCCATGGCTCTCACGCTGGCCGCAGTGTGGCACCTGCACGGCAAAATCAAGGAGTGCGAGGCAGACCGAAAGGCTCTCTGGGAACGACTTTTCCAACACACCGAAAATGAAACAGACTCTGAAAAACTACGTTAGGCAGCCCTCGACCTGGCTCGGACTGGCAAAGCTGGGGGCTGCGCTTGGGTTTTACTCCACCGGCGTCGGCAACACGACCGTGGATGCAATCCTCGGCATCTTTGGCGTCATCGACGTGATCCGCAACGAACGCGGGCAGAAGCCTCTCCTATGACCGTTTTACCCGTGCCGGTAATCCCGGCGATGCAAGCGCGCTACCTCGGGGGGACTCCTCCCGCTGGCTTGCAAATCCTCGCGGCCATTAAGCGCAACCTGCCGCCTGCCAGCATGGACGGCGTGGGACTGCCACCTGACAAAATCACCCCGTACAGCGGCATATACGACCGCGACGGCAAACTGCCACGAGTGCCGGGACCGGGCAGCACGTTTCTTGCGAAAGCGTAACGCATGGCAAACGTCACGCGAGCATGGAAGCGGTTTTTGGCCGTTGGGTGCTCGCACGGGCATCACGCGGATCAGGAGTTGCTCAAAAAGGTGCTGACTTTTAAGGCACGCTGGAAACCGCAAACCACGATCCATTTAGGGGATGCGGTGGACCTCGCGTGTCTACGCGGGGGCGTAGGTGACAGTGCGGACTCAGCCGTGGACCCCGAGGGCGACCTGCAAGACGGGCTTGCGTTCCTTTCGCGACTTGAGCCGCAGGTCTACTTTTTAGGCAACCATGAGGCGCGATTGAACACGCTTATGGAATCACCGAGGGCCATTGTGGCCGCACTGGCAGCCCGTGTGATGGCTCAGATCACGGACCGGGCAAAAGCCATGCGCTGCGCTGTCGTGGACTACAATTTCCAGCAAGGCTGGAGGCTCTACGGGGACGCACTATTTGGGCACGGGTACATGGCAAACGAACAAGCCGTGCGCGATCATGCCGAGGCGATTTGTGAGGGCGCAGCTAACAAGGTCGTCATCGCGCACCTCCACCGAGTCCAACAGGCCGAGGGCCGCAATAGAGCGCACCCGACCGGCTATTGTGTCGGCTGGCTGGGCGATGTCAACGCGATGGGCTACGCGGCCAACCGCAGAGCAACGGCGTCTTGGAGCAGGGGCTTCGCATGGGGAGAATATTGCGATACTGAAACTGTTGTGTGGCTTGCCAAAGAAACCAAAGACGGAGACTTTCGGTTGCCGATATGAAAAAACGGACGCTGCTCGAAGAGCTGAAACTGGAACTGATGGGCGAGCCTGCGCCAGAGGGATGGTACAACGTGCAGCAGTTGATGGAAATGCTCGGGGCCAAACGTACGGCGGTTGAGAATTTTGTGGAACGCAAAGGCTATGAAGTGCGCCGGTACAACGCCGTCTCTAAAGACGGCAAAACCATGAAAATGAACCACTACAAGGTTGGCAAACTATGACCTCCGAAGAAAAACAAGCCTACCTCGAGCGCATTGCTGCGGAAATCGGGGAGCATTTTGATTGTGTCCAGCTGTTGGCACACGATTCAGACACGGACAGTTACGAGACGTTCGAGGCCGGTTCCGGCAGTTTGTTTGCCCGTATGTACCAGGCTCTGCGCTGGTCTGAGGGCGCACCGTCCGAAATTATGACCGAGGAGGAAGACGATGAATCTTAGTCCACGCGGGATTAAGGCGATTCTGGCTTGGGAAACTGGCGGCGAGCAGTTTTACGAACCGCAGCCCGAATGGCCGGGTGAGCAGTCCGGCATTACCATCGGCGTCGGCTGGGATCTTGGGCACACGCCGGCAACGGAGACAACCAGGGCATGGCGGCAGTACCTCGACGCCTCCACGATGGCCGCGCTGGTCGGAGTCTCCGGGCACAAAGGAGAGGCTGCGCAGACCCGGCTCCCATATGTGCGCCACATTACCATTCCGTGGGCTGCGGCATTGTCCGTGTTCGAGGACGTCACGTTGCCGACTTGGTTTCTGCGCACGCTCAGGATCTACCCTCAACTGGTGGACCTGCCGGGAGACTGCGCTGCGGCGCTAGTGTCGCTGGTGTTTAATCGTGGTCCGAGCCTGACCGGCGACCGGCGGCGCGAGATGCTCAGGATTCAGGAATTGCTCCGAGTTAATGAACCGCAGCACATTCCCGAGCAGATCCGTGCGATGAAACGGCTCTGGCCGGAGTCTCGAGGGCTGCGGCGAAGGCGGGACGAGGAGGCCGCACTGTTTGAGTCTGGACTGGTTTTGCAGGGAGAGTGACCATTTCGGTGAGGTCACCGAATTGATGTCAGCGCGCGAATTTGCCGTATGGTGGGCGGGGAGATCCCGTCACGGGTTTGTTGTTTGCCCCATGAAACAAAGGCACTTAGGCGCGTAATTTGACAGCGAATCGGGCTTTGCTAGGCTGCGGGGATGATTACCAGACTGTTGAAATATCTGAGACAACGGGAGGCGGACCTCTTGGAGCGCGCTTGGCAGCAGATCGCTCCATGCCCCATTTCTGGCAGATACACAAAGCGCACCGTTTACACGTCAGAACACGTTGAGGTTTTGGAGCTTATCAAGGAGCTTGAAACCATCGAGTTGCTCGACGCCAACTCAACAAAGCAACGCAAATGGTTTACGGCCGACACTTGGCTTTCCGCTGGTTGCGTCGTCGCAATCATTGAAGATGAGGAGCTTGCAAAGAAATGAGCACTGAAAAGACCCTCCGCGAACACTGCCGCGAGATTGGCGCACTGGGAGGCGCAGCAAAATCGGATAAAAAAACAGAAGCCGTGCGGCGAAATGCCAGCAGGCCGAGGCCTAAAGCTCGGGAACTCAACGCTCTAAAACGGGCAAAAAAAAGTGCAACAAATAGCTAGCAAAGCGCGGTTTGCTGGCTAGAGTTGGGCCCATGACAACGAACACCGCATCCTTTATTTGCTCCTTCTCCTGCCGCTACTCTCCTTACTCCTGCAGCGGCACATTCACTGTGATTGCCAGTTCTGCAGAAGAAGCAAGGAAGTTGGCTCGCCAGCACCTTATTGAAAACGGGGGATTGGAAGGAATTGATTATAGCATCCACAAAGCCTAGGCCGAAACGCCCTCCGGGGCGTCCACCAGTCACGCTGGTGCTGACGAGGCCGTCAGACTGAACAACCAAACCCAAAAACGACATGAACACGACAATCAAACCGCGCTGGATCATCAACCACTACGCGCACGGACAATGCACCGTTGACCCGCGCAGCATTCGCTATTACCGCAACGAGCGCCATGCCTACGGCTGGCAACTTGGGTTTGAGTGCAGCGTAATCCTGCCCAATGGCACTCGCAAACCGGCATCCTTTAGCGCGCTCGGCACTGATCGCCGGGCCGCAATGTCAAACGCTCTGCCCCGTTAATTCGATGAGCACCTCACACTACTCGCGCCCCTACAGGCCCGCAGCCGTTGCGCCAAACACGCGCAAACATACTGGGGCAAAGCTGGCAACCATCGGAGCATTGCTGGTAATCGACATGCTGGCTCTGATCGGCTCGCAAAACATCGTCGAAAGCTGCGCGTTCGCCGCTCTCGTTATCGTCAACCTCTGGGCACTTAACTGGACACGGGCATGAGCTGCACCATGAACGGAGCGCCGATCTGGTGCCGTCCCGCACCGACGCGGACGGGCGCAATCTGGGACGCGGAGGACGAGCCGCTGGAAGGCGTCTCACTGGCCGACGCGCCACGTTTAGTTGCCGCTGCGATCAAGGCCGGCTTGATTAAGCTCGCCAGCGACGAGCCAAAGCCATTTGGTTGGCGCGAGGGCTACCTAGAACGTCAGTGCCGAGGCTGTCAGCAGCCTTTCTGGGGCCCTAAAAACAGCAAACTGAGGCGCTGCATTCCGTGCCGAATCCCCACCAAGCCGTGCTCACACTGTGGGACACAGTTTCAGCCCGAGCAGCCCCATTACAAGACGTGCAGCAAGGACTGCGCGACGGCAGCGCGGAAAATCTACACCGACGCTTACTCAGCCGAGGCTAAAGCGAGACGACCCAAGGTTATCTGCCCCATTTGCGGGGTCGAATTTGGCATGAAGTTTTCCGCAGGCGGGATGGCAAAGACCTGCGGTAAAGCCTGCGGAACCGAATATTTCATGCGCAACGCAGCAGCAAAGCGGGCGCAGCGTGAAGCAAACAGACTGGCAAAAACAAACCCATGAAAATCAGACACTCATCACTCCCTAAACTGGCACTTTGCGGCCAGTACGAAGGCGCACCCGGCACAAGTCCCGCAGCCGAACGCGGCACCAAACTTGACGCAGCATTTAGGCACGCCTGGACCACGGGCGAGTTTCCAGACTGGGAACTGGCCGAGGAGGACGCCGAAGCAATACGGTGGGCGATCAACCAGTGCATCCGATTGGGTGGCGCAAACGACCTAATGACAGACGAGGACCGATGCCGCATCCATACCGGCGGGCTCGAGCACAGAGGCACCGCTGACGGTGTTGCTATCAAAGGCCGGTTTCTCATCGACCTTAAAAGCGGGCAGGTTTACGACTACGCCGCTCAAATGGCCGCCTACGCTTTGGGCCTGATGCAGGAGCACTTTATTGGCGAATGGACGACGCATCTTCTGTTTTGCGACCAACGCCAGGTTGTCACTCATCGCTGGACGTACACAACGGCGGACGAGCTGGTGCGCAGCGTGCTTGCCAACGTCGGCACCGCGCCAGTGGAAAACGATTACTGCGGCTGGTGCAGCAAAAGCCTGACCTGTCCCGCCCGTGTCGCGACAAAAGACAAGGCACTGGTGACCGTTGCCGGGCTCGCTCCCACCGTGCAAGACGAGGGCTTTCTGGCGCTGCTCAACGATCCTGACCGACTAGGGCAGTTTCTCGCCGCGTGCCAGACGCTGGACGACTTTCGAGACGCGGCAAAGGCAAAGGCCCGCGAACTGCTCGAGGCAGGCCAGAAGGTGCCGGGCTGGCGATTACAAAAACCGCGTGCGAGCGAGTACATCGAGGCCGAGCACGTCGCCCAGGCAGTCACCACCGGCGTACTGGGAGCCGGAGACGTTATCCGTGCTCAGGGCTCAATGAGCATCAAAAAGGCTCAGGCGCTCTGGAGCGCAGCCGGTGCGGTACTACCAGATGAGATCGTGCAAAGGAAGATTGGGCAGGCTCCACTTGTCGCATCAAAATGAGCACACAAAAACAAATCTGGCACCTGCGTCGCAAACTTCGCGACGAACGCGCAAAGTTTCGGGCAACATCCGCGAAACTCACAGACGCCCGGCAGATCATTGCCTGGCAAGGCGAGTCGGTGCGGCTGCTCCGACAGTCCCTAAATCACCTTGAAAACCACAGCGTGCTCGCCCGTATCTGGGCGCGACTGACCAAATGAGCACTCAAAACTACATTGCCATCGACCCAGGCGTGGGCGGCGGCATCGCCTACACCGACACCGACGGCAGCGTCCATGCGCTGCCAATGCCGGAGACGCTGCACGACTTGGACACCCAATTCCAAATCCTTGTTACGCGCACCACTGGGCCGTTCTTTCCGACCTCCATCGTGTTTTTGGAGGAACTCCCAAAGTTTGCCGGGAAGATGTCTGGAAGCTCAATGGCGACCATGTTCCGTAATTACGGCAGAATCGAGGGCATCCTAGCCGCCTACGGTGCCCGCATTGAGTATCTGCCGCCCAAGAAGTGGCAGACCGCCTTGGGACTGGGCGACAAAAAAACCCACGGCGCGCGCTGGAAGGCGCACCTTAAAGGACGCGCGCAGGCGCTATATCCGCAACTCACAGTGACGCTCAAGACCGCCGACGCACTGCTTATCTTGGAGGCGGGAATTAAACTGAAAAACAAATGAACCTGATACCGTTTGAACAAACGCAACTAATGGCCGAAGCCATCGCGAAATCGAAACTCTTCGGCATCC